CCTGATGCACCATCTGATACTAGACTAGCATATTCATTACCTGTTTCTTTTATAATATCTTTTAAAAAATCACTCATTAGTTACCTTCACTTTGTATTCTCTGTTTTTATCTTGTTTCTTAAAATTATTGGCATACTCTTTTTCTCTATACTTACCGCCCTCAAGGCCATCAGAATAAATGGAGTGTAATGTCCACTCGCCTTTTTTGCCATTAATAGTTCTTTCATAAACAGTTATCATTATACTATATATATCATCCTTTGTCAAGCAAAAAAATCATCTAAAGTAGATTTTCTTGAATATTTAAATAGGTCTGTATTAGGTCCAAAACACCATACATTTTCTATAAACATTTTATTCATATGTTCATCTAGTTTTTCTTTACTGAAATTACCATCTTCATCATTGAATACAGCTTTACCTTGTGGTCGTTGCATAATTCTCATACCAATCTGACCAAGAAACTTATCTTGAAATTTATCTACTAGTTCATCACCAGAACGATATCTAACGCCATGTATTTTTGGATCCATGATATTCACAAACATAAACTTTGATACTCTCATTGTATTTTCTGCAACTGGTAAATAGAAATCATCACGCCATTTATCATATTCATTAAACTTAAACCATGATTGATTTTCTTCTAGTTCACCACCCTTATTATATTCTTCGGTAGAGAAATAAGGTGGACTTGTAAATGCAACATCTATCGGTGGCAACTTATCATATGGTAAATCTTCAGCACCTCTATTCCATATAGTTACTTTTTTAGGTTTATCAAGAAGTTTATTATACTTTGATATTTGTTCTTGATATCTAGCATATGTATTTGGATTAGGATCACAGCCATAATATTCTTCAGCGTCTGAAGCAAAGAAACCCGCAAGTCTATCACCCCAACCACAACTTGTATCTAATACTGTTTTGGCATTTGTCATATCATATATTGCCTTTGCAACGACAGGTTTAAATTGTGTTGCAATATAAGTGCCAAGTCTAAAAGCAGAGATATAACTTTTTTCACTTAACTCACCACCAATCAATTCTTCTTTACCTTCTATCATCACTTTTTGAACACCATTGATACCTCGCCATATAGGCCCTAGACATTTCCATATATCATAAGCGTCATTCTCTTCCCATCTTTTTTTAGGGGCTTCAAATCCATAACTACCACATGCCAGTCTTAAATCTTGATGAAAATAATTTGATACATCATTAAATGTACTCGCACCATTTATCAAACCAAGACCATACTTATCATAACTATATTCATAATCATCATACTTCTCAAATACTTCTTTCTCAACTTGTTCATTTGGTATACAAATAGAAGATGTATCAAACTTTTTCAAGTCATAGAAAGCCTTTCTCATGTTATCTTTACTTATCTCTTTGAGTGGAAATACAGGTCTTTCACTTGCAATATAGTCAGCAATATGTGTTCTCATCTTCTCTTTGCCGTAGGTTTTGTTCAGTAATTCAAACGACTTGTTGTCTAGTATAGGTAGTTTACCGTCTGTAGCGGCGTCTAATAGACGGCTATATAGTGTATTATCTCTAATATAGTGTGTAAATGCGTTTTCTTTCATATTAAAAAAATGAATCCAATGTTGCTTGTTTTTCAAAACTCCAACCAATTGCGTTGACAATAAATCGTAATGGTTCTAAAAACGATTTATCAAACTGTTTATCGTGGTCAATATATTGATGTAGTTTAAATTCTTTTGGCAGTTGAGTTGAGAATGATATGACATCTTCTCTTAATGAATTAGGTTCTTTCAATGCAATAAATTTAATCTTATCACCGTCTTGTATTTCTTCATACTTAACTAAATTGTTTTTCTTTAATAAATTATTATACAACAAAGCACCTCTTACATGAATTGGTGTTGACTTTTGATATATGTCTTTTGTTGAAGAATACTTTTTAAGATTATTACATGATCTAGGATAAGCAATATCTTCTGGTGGCAAATTCTTAAAGTGTGTTCTAAACTCATCTATAAATTGTACCAAGGCTGCTTCATCTTTATTCATAATCACTTTTAATGCCTCTTTAATTTTCTTTCTACAAGGGGCTGGTGTGGAAGATTTAACTGCTTCAATACCCATGATCTTTAGTTTAGGTTCTTTTAATTCTACACCTTCTTCATTGTAAACATTTAGAATATATCTTTTCTTAGCAGTCCATATACCTTTGTTAGCAATTACTTCTCGTTTCATAATCATTTTCTGATCGTAAGCATTAACATACTTTGCCAGTTTATCAAAACTATTATCAATTTCTTTTTGTAATTTTTCTTCACAGAATTTATCTAAAACTTTTACAATCTTTCTAGTATCAGATTGATCTTTAAATATCTTATCAACAACTGCACCAAGTTTAATATAGATAGAATCAGTATCAGAAGCCACAACATAAACTACGTTCTTTGTATTCAATAGTTTATTTAAAAAGTTATTTACATCTCTTTCAATCCATCTAATTGTCAACTGACCTGCCATAGTAATACCTTCAGCGTGTCTTACATCAAAGTATCTAAAGTATTGATTACCGATAGCACCATAGGCACTATTCAAAGCAATCTTTCTTGCCAATTGTATGTTGTGATTAGCAGCGATTTCTTTTTCATATTTCTTATCGCCAGTTTCTTGATACATAGATTTTGCTTTTAACATTTTGTTTTTATATATCACTCGTTCTTTGTAAAGTTTCTCCATCAGTTCAGGAAGAAAACCTCGTTTGTCTGTTCTAAACTGAGCACCGTTTGGTGTTATTGTTCTTGTATCAAGATTAGATAAATCAGATTTTTCATTTAACATATCAACTACATTTACTTTACTGGGATCAAAATCAACCATAGTTTCAGGTGAAATATTATACTGCATAATTAGATGTGGATACAAACTGTTTAAATCAAAACTACAAATCCAATCGTGAAAACCTACAACAGGATCTTTCACATATGCACCTTCATAACCAGTTGATGTTTTAGATTCTTGAACAGCAGGTGGTACAATATTTTTATCTCTCAAATGATTATAGATGATTGTATCCCATACTCTAACTTGACCAAATACATCTTGAATATTAACCTTTGCTTCGTATGCCATAGTTAGATGTAAAGCAATCAACTGCATTTTATCTTCTAACTTATCAACTAATTCTACATCTTGGATATTATATTCTACAAACTGCTGATAATCATTTTGATAAAACTCTTTAAAAGTATCATACGGATTTTCATTTTTGTTTTCGCCTAGTTCTACTTCACCTATATAATCTAGTTTATAACTCTCACGCCTAACAAATGTATGTTTACGATATAAGTCAAGATAATCTAAGGTATCAACACCAAGAATATCATAATAGTTTTGTGTACGATTATATCCTAATGATAGTGATGTGCTACTTGAAACAACACCCCATGGACTAAACTGATTTAGATATTCTTCACCCATAAGATATTTAAATCTATTCATTAAGTAAGGTATATCAAAAAACTTTACATTCCAACCAGTGATAATATTAGGTTTATAGTCAAGCCAAAATCTTGTAAACATATGTACTAAATCTATTTCAGATTTACATTTAATATACTGAACATCATCACGGTCATTGACAAAGTTATTCATGCCAAAAACAATTATTCTTTTTGATGTATGATCTTTAACTGTAATACAAATTAATTCTTCTGCTGCCTTATCTGGATCAGGAAAACCATTTTCACTTTCACACTCTATATCAATCGTAAGTAATTTGATTTGTTTTATATCCCAATCTATCTTGCCAGGAAACTCATCAGCAATAAATGGATATTGATATCTAGTATTACCAAAGTATTCAAAATTAGTAACATCTTTATATTCATCTATCCATTTCTTTGCGTCATAGATACTTTCAAATTGTACCTTACCTACATTACGACCATCTAAAGTTTTATACTTTGATTCTTTTTGTGATGGGATAAAGAGATTAGGTTTATAATTAATTCTAAACTTCTTATGACTACCATCATGGTTCACACCACGGACCAATAAACGCCCACGATATGGTATAACGCTAGTGTAGAATTTCATTAATTATATTTGTGTATTATTAAAATGTTTGTTTAATGCTTTTAGTTTATCTTCAGCTGATGATACTTTATCAACTAGTTTATCCATTTCTTCTAGATGTTGAGGATGCTCTCCTATTGCAACTGGACTATCAAAATAAATTGTTAGTGTAGCATATGCACTTGCAATTTCTGATTCGTATTGTTTAACTAATGCCTTGAATAACGCATTGTCTGTTTGATGATTTTTTGCCATTGTTCACTCCTTTTAATAATATATTATAACATAATTTAGTTAGTTTGTAAAGCACTAATCTAAACTATATTTTGTTGTAACTACATATTTTCTGTCTGGATTTACCATAACATTTACTCTACTCATAAACTCTCGGTCAAATAGAATTGGCGTTCTATCTTTCCTGTCATCTAGAGTAAATTCTGTTTCATATAGACCACCTAAAAACTCTACAAATAATTTGATAACATATCTTGTTTCATCATAGTCTCTTAAACCGCCTACTGATATTTCTTCTTTACGAATAATAGAACTTGTAAGTGTTTTGCCTAGTAAGGTCCATGTAACATTTTTACCAGATACTTTCATGTCATCAGCATGAATAACTGACATACCTGAATTACCTGTATCAAACTTAGCAACAATTTCACCAAATGGCTTTATCTTTACTATCTCTTTATAACCACACTCACTAGGTACTTTAACCCAATTCTTTTTATCAGCAAAAAATTGTATAATCTCTTTACTAATATTCTGACCACTTGCTTCTTCCATACCTTCAGTACCAGGAGATGAGTTTACCTCAATTACAAATGGTGGATCTTTTTCTCTATTCTTACTTGGTATAAAGTCAACAGCAGTCCATACTCCATTCACTGCTTTTGCAGCCAATAGACTTGCTTCTATTTCTATTTCTGTTAGTTTAATTTTTTCTGGTTTAGAACCTTGTGATACATTACTTCTAAAGTCTCCTTCAATTACAGGTCGCTTCATTGTAGCAAGTACCTTACCACCTAATACTAATACTCTAACATCATAATCTGTTGGAATATATTCTTGTAAAAGTAAATCAGTATCTTCATCTTGCTTATGAATTAATTGTACAATACTGTCTAATGCTTTTTCTGATTCAATAAACAATACACCGACACCTTTTGACCCTCTTAAAGTTTTCATAATCACAGGCATTTTTGTATCTAGTTTATCAAATGCTACTGCTGATTTGTCTGGATCGTTTATGAGAGTAGTTTTAGGTTGTTTAATACCATAGTCTGAAAGTCTTAATGCTGTTCTATACTTGTCTGTACATATATTAATTGTTTGTCTGCTATTGATAACACAAACACTATGTTTTTCTAGTGAAGATATAATATCCATCCAACTATCTTTTCTAACAACTGAACCTCTTATGATTGCAATTGTATCAGTACCTGAAACTACAAAACCTTTTTCATCTTCTTTATTATGTAATCTAAAAATACCATCTTCATAAGAAGTATAACCACCAGTTAGTTTATACAGATAATGTTTCCACCCTAACTTTTCTGCTTCTTCTTGTAGTCTATCAGCAGTATGAAAAGTCTTTGCCTTTTCTGGCTCATCTGTAATTATAACTAGTTTATATTTCTGATCGCCGTTTGCTTCAGATATAAACTCTTTAAACTTCGGTGCTTTCATCTTCTACTTTTTTACCTATATTGTATTTTGCTTGTAAGTCCCATTCACCTTTTTCTTTAAATGCTAAGACTTTAATCTGTGATAGAGGTGCTTTCTTTTCAGCAATCTCTTTATTTAAAATAGCAATCAAACCCCAATCAGCTAATAATTGAGCAATTGTATTTCTTCGCTCAGTATCATTTTCAGAAAAGTTAGCTGTCTTACCATCTAACGCAAATAACTCCTTAAAATGTACTATGAAATATCTTCCTTGTTTGTGCAATATGTGGCAAGATTGAAATAACTTCTTATCTTTTCTTGACGCCACTCCGATTCTTGTCAATGTCTCCCTAACTTTTAGAAAGTCATCTGGTTCTTTTAACTGTACTTCTAACATCTTCTCTGGATGCCATGTATTATCTATATCATTCATTTTGTCCCACCTTTAAATAATTTTTCTTTAATCAATTTCACTTGATCTTTGGTGAGTATGTCCAGAGCTGATTTTGCCTTATCATTACTATATCCATAATACTCTTTTACACACTCAATATCTTTTAATTTATTAGCTCTCAAAAAAGGACTATACCTTTTCTTACTTCTAATACTATTTAGTAGAAATTGAAATTGCATATCTTTATCAAGAAAATGATTTCTATTCATTTCATTGACAAGCATTATAGTATCTGAAAAACTAGACAGTATCTTATTGATGATAAAAGCAGGATACTTTTTAATCCATTGCTTATCTTCCGAATCCATAACATTCTTTTTAGAGAAGTTTATAGCGTTTAAATATTCTTTAAGATCATAACTCATTTTAATACACTCTCTAACCAGTCTGCTGTCTTTCTCATTCTTTGTGGATCATCTTTAAAGTTGCCCATACCAGTATTACAAATATGGCATACATATCCTAAAAACTTTTCTGTGATATGGTCGTGATGTAATCGCCAAGATTTAAAAACTGTTTGGTCAAACTTATCAAGTTCAACAAGTGAATACCCACAACTAGGGCAAGGCTCTTCTCTACTTGGCATAGGATTTTCTTTTCTTAATTTATCTAGGACTTTTCTAGCATGAGTTCTACAACTTTTACAAGTTCTTTTAATCTCAGCTGTACGATTACCACTTGCATAATTCATTTGAGAAAAATCTTCAATAGGTTTATCTTCACCACACTTTATACAAGCAAGCAATGGTGCGTCATATTCAAATCCTGGTATTACACTCATTTGAATTTAACCTGGGACATAAGTTCAGTTAAACAAGCCACCAAGTTAATTTCTTGATCTGCAACGAAGGCAGATTTATACTGATAATCAGCAATAATTAAAACAGCATGAGGTATGGTCTCTGGTTGTAGATTATCATACATGCTGTCATAAATTTTTCTAAAGATTTTAACTGGATCGTTATCAAGATTATGAACAACCCATTTTCTCATATCACTAAACTCTTTATTCTTTAAATGAGATACTAATGTTTTTAAATTTTCATCTGATACATTTACAAGAATACCAGCGTCAATAGAACCACTTACTGAATATCTTTGTAATTCATTAATGAGTTTTCTAAAGTCTGGGAAATGTTTCTTGATTAATTCTGCAAGGACTTTTTCTTCATAGTCAACATTTTGTTCTTTGAGAATATACGTTGCTCTCTCAAATAATTTAGTTGCAAGTTTACCTTTGTCTTTAGGGTTAACTCTAAATTCTATGTTTGAAAATCTACTATGTAAAGGATCTATAATTCTATTCTTGAAGTTACAAGTAAGAATAAATCTACAATTACTATGAAACTCCTCAATGAAACCTCTCAATGCAGGTTGTGTTGATTGTGGATTTAGGTAATCTGCCTCGTCAAGTATAACTACCTTCTTACCACCTGATAGTGATACAGTAGAAGCAAAGTTCTTAATCTTGTTTCTTAATACATCAATGCCACCTTCTTCGGAACCATTAATCATAATCCA